ACCACATAAGGCAAAGCAATCCCTGTTGGCTCTCCGTCACTATCTTCGTCCTCATATCCCGGCAGGTCCAAATCACAATGCACCTCAAATATCTTGTATCTGTGGTCCATCGTGGCCGTCATACCCATCTCTTCGGCCTTTTTCTTCTCAATATCGTCTAAAACATTTTGAGGCTCGGGTAGGTCTACGTCCCGATACAGACCTGACGCCTGTAATTTCTTAACGTCGTTCTCTGTCTTACGCATCACATGCGTAACCCTTGGCGCGTTTTCCAAAGAAGAAACACCATAAGGCACGATAATGTCTTCAGCCGGAACAAAAACGGCGACTTGTCTTCCTAGCGCCGGATCAAAGTAGATCTTCTTAAAAGCCGAACCAGCTAAAGCCAACGACCATAACAATTTTTCATGTTCAGGCCTGTACTCTGGCATTTGTTCTGTAAGGCGCCAGTTCATATCTTCCGCAACTCTGTCAGCGGCAGAAGTCTTTTCAGCGGTTACCTTTCCAACAATCTGTGTTTTAACAGGGCCAGCAGAAGGAAACTGTTCCATAATGGATTCAGACTGAAACCTAACCGCCGCTTCAGAAAGAATCGGATAAAACACACCGCAGGCCCCGGGCCAGGGTTCAGTTCTTTCCTCATACTTAAGTCCTAAAAGACTTAGCCCATCAACATAAGACCTAATCCATTCTTTTCTTGCGGACTCATCTTCATCAATATCTTTTATCAAATCAGATGCTATGGACTGTAGCGCCCTTTCATCCATGAACTCGGCAAGATTGGAATCAAAATCTTCCGTCTCTTCGTCTTTTTCAATCGTTAAAGCAAAATCTTCTGACTCAATTGTTACTGATTCAGGATCTTCAATCTCAATTGAGATACCGTCCATAATCCCTGTTGGGGCTTGGTATAAGGATTTATCCATCATCAGTAATACCCAACCTTTCTTCTAAAATAAATGGGTTCTTCTGGCTCATCTGTCTGAAGACGTATAAAGCCGCCTTTTCTAAAACGAATAAGCGCCTGTGTTGTTGAATCAGTCAAATCATCGTTATCTGAATAAGGAAACCCTGCTATCTCTTCTATTACTTCATCTGCCCATCTTTTCCTTGGCGCCCATACTTTCCCAGATGAAAACAAATCAGAGACTGCGTTTACACGCACTACTTTATCATTACCACGAGATGGTGAGAACTCTTGTACCGCAATACCCATTTGTCTTAGCTCATAAATTAAAGGAGCGCCTGCTGCTTTAGCCTCCACAACAAAAGCGTCTGGTTCCCAGTCCTTATACATTTCAAAGGCTTTTCTCTTTAACTCAGGGAATTCCATACGTTCTTTAAACGCATCTAAAAGGATGATATGAGTATCTGGGCCTTCGTCTGGATGGAATACGCCCCAGGTTGTACAAGCTGAATAATCCGACCGATTATTCTTTGTAAACGCCGTATCCCATGACTGAATAACAAACTCACAAGACGGAGGTCTATCTGCCTCCCAGCGGCGCCACCACTCTCTTTTTATTATCGCCCCCTCTTCTGAGGTAGGTCTTTGTTGATACTGGGCATTCCACTTTGGAAGAGGCAGTTCAGCTTTTAAAGCCTCCAATTCCTCTATAGGCCAAAACTCAGGCCATAACGGGTTACCAGAAGGAAGAAGCGCCGGGAGTTCAATAACTTCCCATTCATTTACCTTTTCATCTTCTACCGAACTTTTTAAGATCTTTCCGGTCAGATCTTTGGTAGACCACCTTGTCATTACAATGACAATAGAGCCTCCTGGCTGGAGACGCTGTCTAGGACCTGATGTATACCATTCATAGACCGAATCAAAGATCGTGGGATCGGTCATGGCTAACTTAGCCTCTTGCTCAGAATGCGGATCATCAATAATCAAAAGATCAGCACCCTTACCCGTCACAGCGCCTCCTACACCAATAGCGAAGTACTCCCCTCCCCTATTAGTACTCCAACGCCCTGCGGCCTTGCTATCGGCTTGTAGGCCCACATCTGGGAACACATCTCTGTACACATCAGAACTAACTAAGTTCCTAACCTTCCTGCCAAACCCAACTGCTAACTCTGCCGTATGAGACGCCTGAATAACTTTCTTTTGAGGATATTTCCCTAAAAACCAACTTGGTAACAAATAACTTGCAAACTCACTTTTTGTATGCCGTGGAGGCATATTAATAATGACTCTCTTTAACTCACCTTTTGCAATTCTTTCAAATTTATCTGCCATTAACTTATGATGCCTGCCAACAATAAATCCAGGCCACATCCTTCTTACATAATGCAGAAAGCTAGTCTGGCTCTTTTCTCTTTGTCTTGCAGACTTATATTCATCCAGTAACCTCAAAACCTCTTCTTGCTTTTCTATAGGCAAGTGAGGCAGTCTTTGTAAGACTTCATCCAAGTTCATTCAATATTCCTAAACTTAACGCCTTGAGGTCTTAGCGTTCTTTGCTTTCCAGGAAGTTGTCTCAAAGCTCCCAGCTTTACTAACCGAGTACATATCCTATGTATGTTTCCCCGGCCTTTAGCGCCTAACACATACATGATGTCGTCAATGCTTGGAGAAAAGCCATACTTCTTCCAAAACTCATCTACCACTAAAAAAACTTCTTTCTGTCTAGGGGTCACTTAAAACCTCAAAATATATATAGTGGGGTGGCAGGGGACCCAAAAAGAGAAGGGGGGGGTTTGGGAAAATGGATAGCATCATTTGGGTGGAATAATGTGCACATGGCCGCCCTCCTCCTCCCCGTCACTTTGCCCCTCCCCCTCCCCGGTGGGGTCCATCTCTACCCCTATTTCCTCATCCATATCCAGCCTTGGCGTCTGTAATTCATCCTCCAAGCTTGTATCTACAGCCTCCACGTCAATGGCTAGATCCTTCAAGCTTTGCTCTATGCGCTGCCTGAGATCAAGGCTAGAATGTATAACGACCTTTTCCTTGCGATCTGTGAATGCTGCAACTTCTGTAACCTTGCCAAGTAGTTGCAAAGCATTGACGCGTACCGAGGGAGGATTGTCTATATCCCCTGCTTCAGTCTTTAGTTGTTCTATAACCCATAACCTTAGTTCCTCTGGGGTTCGCTGTTTCCTAGCCTCAAGCATTGCCCTTTCCCGTTCTATGCTTGCCTTTACCTTGGGGCTACTTTTAAGCTTGCTTGCCATTTCAGCTTGCCGCTGTTTACTTGCCTTCGTGTTGTAAGCTTTTCTATACGCTTCAGCTCCGGTTGTTCCAAGCGCTAACTCTCTAGCGAAGACCTTTTGCTTGTGAGTTAATTCACCATGCGATGACCCCATTAGTGCCACCTCTACTGGCATAAAATCTATAGCTTTCCTTATGCTTTCTCTACTTGGTCTTCCCACAGGTATGTCCTAAGTACATTTAAACGTGCCGATCTTATCCCCGCGCCAAGGGTTTTCATAGGGGAAATCTCAATAACCCCACACTTTAGTCGGATTAAATCCCTATATGAATCAATGCTTTACATGATCTTGCATGATGATTTGCAGTTGATTTGACACGTTTAAACATGCTTGATAAGATTCGGTCCATGGTGCACTGATAAATAAATAAGGGGTTTGACTATGAAATACGATTTGAGCAAGTTGCCAGCTAAGACGCGCGATCAGATCTTGGGTTCGCCTAAGTGGATCAAATTGTTTTCAAGCTTTCCGGATAAGCTTTTAGGTGTCGGCGGTGATGCAAAGACTGTAAAAGGTGAAAAGCTTGGGTTTTTTACCGCGATTCTTTACCTTACCCCGGCGGATGGGTCCGGGGTCCAATTGTGCCCCTTAGCGGAGCTTGCGAAGTGTAAAGATCCATGCCTTAACACTGCGGGGCGCGGTGCGATGTCAAATGTGCAAATGGCTAGATTGCGGAAGACTCTGTTTTTTCTTCAATACCGTGAGCTTTTCATGCCTATGCTTATCAAGGAAATCACGAACCTATCCCGGCGTTATGGTTCAAAGCTTTTAGTCCGACTCAATGGGACATCTGACATCAGATGGGAAAACCACGGGATTATCCAAGCTTTCCCCGAGGTTCAATTTTACGATTACACCAAGATACCGAACCGGATCGTGCCGGGTAACTACGATCTGACGTTCTCCGGGTCCGGTGTACCTGAATATCAGCCCATCATGTTCAAAGCAATTAGCAGGGGGCTGCGGATTGCTATGGTTTTCCGCACTCAAGAGTCTATCCCTTCGTCTTATGCTGGCTTGGATGTTGTCTCT